TTCTGATATTTCTATTTTTTTCTCTTTCTCTTTTTGCAGTTTTAACTCTGCATCTATCCATCTTTTTATGGTAGAGAAGTGGGCTTTTATACCCACTTTGTTTATAATTTGTTGTATTTGTCTTAAGGAATAGCCTTGTAGGAATAGTTCGTAAGCTGTTTTTCTAATTTCTGCTTTCTTCATATTACCAGCCTCTTTTTGCTGATTTGGATACCTCTATTGCTCTTTCTCTTGCTTCATCTAATAACTTAAAAGTTTTTTCCCAGCCAATCTTAAGAGCGATTTGATATATATGTGTGAGAAAAGTATCTTTTAGTTCATTGTATAGCTCTTCTTCTGTTGCTGGTGGTGGGTCGTTTGGTGGTCTTCCGCCATAAGATCTTTTTTGTTGGAATTCTTCTCTTTTTTGTCTGGCTAATTCTTCAAATTCTGGATCATATTCATCTTCTTTGTTAATATTTTCATACCATTTTCTGGCAACCTCTTCACTCATTCCTTTACTTCTTGCATACTCACGTATTTTGATATAAAGAGGGTCTTTTTCTATTTCTTCTATTTCTTCTATTTCTTCTATTTCTTCTTCTGGTTCTTCTTCTGAGGGGGTGGGGAATTCCTGCAATTTTTGCAGGTTCTCCCCACTTATCCAATTGATAACAGTTTTGTGATCAACATCAAGTTGTCTTGCAATCTCTCTTGAACTATATCCTTGTTCTTTTAGCTCTTTTGCCTTTTCTTTTATATCTTCTGGCTTTTCTCTTCTCTTCACTCCTTGAACCCAGTTATAAATAGTTCTCTCACTTACTCCAAAGATTTTTTGAAGTTCTGGAATTTCCACATTTTTTGAATATAAGTTTTGGCATAAAAGCCTTTTCTCTTCTTTTGTTAATGGTATTCCGTGTCTATTCTTAGTTATTGCTAAAATCTCAGCTTCTAATATATCTTTAAGTTCTACTACTTCAGCTTTGATTGTTGTTCTTCCAAGTCTTTTTGATGCCATAAGTCTATGCATTCCATCAATAAGCCAATATTCATCGCCTTTCTGCCAAACTGTAATAGGTGGAAATTCAGAGCCAAGTCCCATTGCTTCTTTATACTCTTCTACCTTGTCCTCTACTGTGTGAGTTTCTACTCTTGGAAGTAGTCCTTGAATGATTTCAATTTTGTTAATTGGTATTTCTCTAATGCCTAATACTTTCATATTAATAACCTCCTTCTAAGTATTCTTCTAAATTAACAACTACATACTTTCCTGTGTTAAGGTCTAATCCTACGACCTCAACGATAAATCCATCTTTGTCAAGTTCTTCAAAATATACGATGTCGTCTTGGATTATAAAGGTATAATCTATTTTGTTTGATATAAGCCTCTTTACTATCTCCGCTGCCAATCTAAAACCCCTACGCTGAGGAGTTTTTGAGTAATTTACAATCTTTTGTAAAGTAAATTCTCTGTCTTTAAATATTTGTGCTATCATTCTTCATTACCTCCTTCTTCTGCTATTTCTTTTATTTCAATTTTTATTTTCTCTATAATTTCTTCATAATCTTTTCTTTCAATGTCTTTTGTATGCTCTAATCCATACTCAGCTAATACACTTCTAATAATAGTTTCTACAACTTCATTGGTAAGCCCGTGTTCTTTTGCTGTGTTATTTGCAATAGCCCAAAGTCTCTTTTTCTGAGCTTCAGAGATTTTATCTTCTTTGTTTTCTGATGTTTCTTTTACTGTTTCTTTTACTGGTTCATTAATAACTGGTTCTGACATAACCTCTGCTTCTTCATATGGTAATGATGCTGTCTCTTCTGGGAATGCCAATCTGAAAGCCTGTGCTATAGCCGTCTTTTTAAGCATGAATATTGGCATTGATTTCCAGCTTGGAGTATCTTTTTTTACTTCTGATAAATATGTACGCCATTTTAATGGGTGGCTCCAGTCCTTTCGATAGATTACCACTTCTGCGAAAGTGCCTACTGCATCTTTGCCTATTTCTACATCCCAACCATCTAAACGACCTGTCCGCTCTGCTCGTTTGATGTATTCAAGATAACTGACCACTACCTGCAGACTATTACGAAATGGGATAAAATGACATTGTTTTTCAAGAGGATTTAATCCCATCATCTTTGCCAAATTTACAGCCTTAACTATTTCTACATCGTCAACTGATGCCAAGTGTGGAAATAAAACCCTTACCATTTCTACGATGTTGCCTTCTGTTGCCTTAACTAATGCTGTCATATCTTTCTACCTCCTTTTTAGTAAATTCTAAAAACTTCACTACATTTTTGATATTGCTAAATTCAAATACTCTTCCTTGTAGGTAAACAATGAATTTTCCATTATCCGAATAAAGCTTGCCTTTTAAATCCCAAGCTAATTTTTCAGCTATTTCGTATAATTCCATTTTTCTTTCCTCCTTATTTTTTGTTTACTGCTTCTTTTAAAGATTTTGCAGCTGTAAATACAACGGCTTTCTTAGCTGGAATTATGATTTCTTTTCCAGTTCTTAAGTCTCTTGCTTTTCTTGCTTTTCTTTCTTTTACATTGAAAACGCCAAGACTTGGAATAGCTACTCTCTCACCTTTAGAAAGAGCTTCTCCTAATGCTTCAATAACTGCATTAACAGTTTTTTCAGCTGTTGCTTTTGTAATTCCAGCCTTTTCAGCTGTTCTTGAGATTAACTCAAACTTTGTCATAACTACACCTCCTTTTTAGAATTAGATTTTTTGGATCTTCTTTCTTGAAGTTCCTTTTCATAAATATGCAAGATATTCGGGTCTTGGAAATAATCAGCTATTTTTAAAACTAACGGTCTGGAAATTCTTTTCCCACGCATAACTTCACGAATAAACATATCTCTTGCTCCAATCTCACTTGCAAGCATAATTATTGACATTTTCCTTTCTGCCAACTTTTTCTTTAACAATTCCCTAAATTCTTGCATTCTTTGTCTCCTTCATATACTATTAATAGGACTTAAGCCTTACAGGGTTTAAATATTATATTCCAATTTGGGAATTTTGTCAAGTATTTTTTCCAATTTTGGAATATATTAGGTTTAATAGATAGATGTTAAGTGTTGCATTCCTGCCATTTTGTCAGGTTTGAAACAAATTAAAACTTTTTAAGGAGGTTTTTCATGAAAATTGTAAAAGATGGATTAGAGATAAGAGATAGGTTAGAAACACTTTTAAAAACGTTAGGTCTTAAACCGCTTGAGTTTGCACAAAAAACAGGCGTTCCAAAGTCAACAGTGTATAACATTTTAAATGGTGCATCTATCCCCTCAACAGCCACCCTCAATCTAATCTCCAAAACCTTCAATGTAAACCCAGAATGGCTAAAAACAGGCAACGGAGAGATGTTTTTAAAGAATGAAGAAGAAGATATATTTAATCACCCAAGCATAGAACAAATAGCATACTTTCCAGTAGTTGCAAAAGTTGGGGCTGGATTTCCACAAGATAACAATCAAATAGAACTCATAGAATATATACCACTTCCAGCATCAATGAATTTAGACAAAAACAAACATTTTATAGTCAAAGTATATGGAGATAGTATGGAGCCAACATTACAAGATGGCGATTATGTCATAGCTAAATATTACTTTAATGAGGATATACCAAACAAAAAAGTTGTAATCGTTAGAGACGACAACGGAGAACTGTATATAAAAAGACTGTATAGAGGTAAAAATAACATTGCTTTTATATCGGATAATTTGGATTACGAACCTATCTATCCAAATGAAGGATATAAAATAATTGGAATAGCTCAGGAAATGATAGCAAGAAGAAAACTATAATGTGAAATCTGTGCTTGTCTAAGGCTTGCATATACAAATAAAATGAGATTATGAAATATGCAAGCTTTGGCGATATAGTTTTTGAAGTTTTTTCATATAGAGAACATAAAGAAAGTAATCAGTATGCCGTTGCAAAATTGCAGACTGTAATCGCACCCAGCAGTCTGCAGTTTTTAGGTAATGAGTTATTATCACTGGAACTATCGATAAACTTCCATAATGCATTTTGTAATCCGACAGAAGAGTATGAAAAAATCAAAGAATTAGCCAAGCAAGGAGAACCACAGAAATTAATCATCGCTGAAAAAGTATTAGGTGATTTTGTAATAGAAAGTATAGACGCAGAATATCAGCAAATAGACGCATACGGTCAGCCAGTAGATATTGCGTTAAATGTCAGATTTACTGAGTATATCAAAAAAGAAATCCAAAAAAGAAAAACAACATCAAAGAAAAAAGGCAAAGCAGTAAAAAAGAAATCAAATAACCAAAATCAGAATTTACAGCCAAAAAACAACTATACAAATATGCTTGATAAGTGAGATAAGAGATGGATTATATTAATTACATTGTTAAAGAAGGCGACCGTTGGGATACTATCTCATATGAAATGTATAATGACCCATATCTGTATGAAATCATTATTCAAGCGAATCCCAAATACATAGCTCATGCTTATCCACCAACTGGAACTGTTTTAAAAATTCCAATCTTGGAAATAGAAGACATTGATAACCAAGAAGTGATTAATCCACCATGGCAGACAGACTGACATTTTATAAGCCATATCTTTATGTTGAAATCAATAATAACAACGTATCAGCATATATAACACCGTATTTAATTAGTTTTAGATATACAGATAACGATGGACTTGATAAAGATGAAAGCGATGATATAGAGATTGAAGTTGAAGATAGCATTTATTTTTTTAGAGATAATCCACCAGCAAGAGGCAGCAGTCTTAAAGTCAGATTTGGCTATGAAGAGACAGTCAGAGATGCTGGAACCTTTTTTATAGACAGTTATTCTTTCAATTACAGCCGTTCTGGAGCAACTTTCACGATTAAAGCTTTAGCTAAAGATGTCAAGGCAAGTTTCAGAACTCTAAAAACAACTGCATTTGAAAATACAACACTTAAAAAAATAGCTGAAGATGTAGCAAAGAAAAACGGTTATAAGCTCTATTTTGAAGGTTCTGATATTAATTTCCAGAGAATAGACCAATATAAACAAAGAGATTTAGAGTTTTTACAAAAACTATGTAAACGATACGGTTATAACTGCAAAATTGCAGATAAAAAGATTGTTATTAGAGATTTAGAAAAGAACCTTAACGATAATGGCATATACGTAATTACACCAGAGATAACAACAGATTTAGATATAGAAGTATCAAGTTTATACGCTTCTGATGTTGATGTTGTTTATTTAGACCCAAACAAAAAAGACAGCATATCAGACAATAAGAAAACAAAAGTCAAAGCTTCTAATGATAAACAAGTTGAAAGAGTAAGAGTAGAAAACAAAAAACAAGCTGAAAAAGTAGCGACAGCACAGAAGACTATAAATGAAATGAAAGAATTACAAGGCAGGATTACAACCATCGGAATTCCAAACATCTACGCAAGCAGTCAAATAGAATTAAAAGGCTTTGGAAAGTTTGACGGTCTTTATTACTGCTCTACTGTGATGCATGAAATAAAAAGAGATGGTTATACAACAGAGATAGAGTTTTTGAAAAATCCAAATCAAACAGGTAAAAAGAAATGATAAGAAGAGGTATTGTCGTAGCAGTAGATGAAAAAACAGCAAGAGTAAGAGTTCAAATGCCAGATTTGGATAATATTGTTTCAAATTGGCTTCCAGTTCTAAATCATAAAACACATCAAGATAAAGCTTATTGGCTACCTGATTTAAACGAGTATGTCATTGTAGCTTTTGATGAAGAAGGAGAACATTCGGACGGTTATGTTTTAGGCTCAATATACAACGAAGCAGACAAGCCACCAGTAGCAAGTAAAGATAAATACTTTATTAGATTTAACGATGGAACAGAGATTGAATATGACAGACAGCAACACAACCTAAGAATATCAGTAAAAGGCAATATCACAATAGAGGCATCTGGAAATATTGTAATAAAAGGCTCAAGAATAGATTTAAATCCTTAGGAGTAATCAATGCCAGCGGTTGTTAGATTAGGTGATAATTGCAGTGGACACGGTTGTTATCCGGCAAGAGCAAACACGCAAGCATCAAGCAATGTTTTTGTTAATGGTAAAGGAGTTCATAGGCTTGGTGATGCTTGGAGTAGTCATTGCTGTGGAATTCCTTGTCATGATGGAACAGCATCTTCTGGCTCTGCGACTGTTTTTGTCAATGGTAAGCCAATATGTAGAGTTGGCGATAGTGTAAGCTGTGGCTCTACAATGGCACAAGGTAGTAATAATGTTTTTTCTGGTTAGTTTGTGAAATCTGTGCTTGTCTATTTGGTTCTATAAATAGATAATTAAATTATGAAAGTAGTAGAAACCAATCAGCTTAATAGCATTATGCAGAACATAAAAGTGATTTTAACAACAATAAAAGGAACTGATATTCATAGACCAGACTTTGGCTCTAATCTGTATTTATTTTTAGACCAACCAATGACAGCAATTACAAGAGGAAAGATTATGGCGGAAATAGTTGATGCAATAGAGAAATGGGAGCCAAGAGTAAAGATTAGAAATATCTCACTTAATAAAAGCTATGAAAGACTACTAATTAGCATAGAGTTAGAAATAAAAGATACTGGAGAAATAATGGAGATACCTGTATGGCTGAATTCATAAATACTGATGCAACTTATTATGAATCTTTATTAATAGATGCATATCAACAAATCACGGGCAGAACTCTATATCCAGCAGACCCAGAAAGACTATTAATAAACTTGCAGACATACGCAAGCACTTTATTGGCAATAGCAATAAATGAGACAGCTAAACAAAATTTATTAGCTTATGCAACAAATGAAAACTTAGACAAATTAGCAGAATTCTACGGAGTAAAGAGATTACAATCCAAACCATCACAGACAACATTAAGATTTTATATTGATACACCGCTTAACTTTGATGTTGTTATACCAGCTGGAACAAGAGCAACACCAGATAATAATATCTTTTTTGCAACTTTGCAGGAAGCTAAAATAACAGCAGGAAATACATATACTGATGTTTTAGCTTCTTGCAATATTGCAGGTTCTGTTGGAAATGGTTTTAGCATCGGACAGATAAATAAGCTTGTTGATACACTGCCATATGTCAGTAAAGTAGAAAATATAACTACATCTATGTATGGAACAGATACAGAAGACGATGAAAGATTTAGAGAAAGAATTAGACTGTCAATTGAAAGATTTTCAAATGCAGGAAGTAAACAAGCTTACATTTATCATACATTGTCAGCACATCAAGATATAGAAGATGTAGAAGTATATTCTCCAAATCCCGGACAAGTGAAAGTTATCTTTACTGTCAAAGGTGGCAATATTCCAAATACAGACATGATTAATACAGTTATCAATTATTTGTCATCTGACAAAATAAGACCATTAACAGACCAAGTAATAGTAAATGCACCAAGCATAATTAACTATGACATCAACTTCACTTATTACATCAACAAAAAAGATGAGGCTAAAGTCTTAATTATTCAGAACGCAGTAAATCAGGCGGTAAATGACTTCGTGAATTGGACTAAATCTAAAATCGGAAGAGATATATTGCCGGAAGAACTTATAGCAAGAATAAAAAATACAGGAGCTTACAAAATAGATTTAACAGCACTAACTAAGCAAGAATTGACAATGGAACAGATAGCATATGCAAACAATATAAGCATCACATATGGCGGGCTTGTAGATGATTAAGGAATTAACACCAAGCAGTATTAAAGAACTTCAATGTTTGGTTGATACGTTTGACGTTAGCTTTGAGAATATAAAAGACAAAATCATCAATGTTTTGATACTGCCAAGAATAGATGAGATAGAAGATGAAAATCTGCTGGACTTACTTGGCTGGCAGTTTCATATTGAAGAATATAACAAAGCTCAGGATATACAAGAAAAGAAAGCACTAATTAAAAATGCGATTGAACTACATCGTCATAAAGGCACATTATACGCAATCAAAAAAGTATTAGAAATATTCTCAATGGATACAAAGATTTATGAATGGTTTCAGTCTATTCCTGAACCATACAATTTGACGTTAAAACAATTGAAACCATATGAGTTTGTAGCTGTTTTAAATGTAAATAGAAAAGTAGAAAATCAGCTATTCAGCCAGCAAACTCAAGAATATATGAAAGACCTTATTAATGAATACAAGAATGTTAGAAGTCATTTAGCTGGTGTAATACTTGAAGCAACACCAAGCACTACAATAGCAACACCAAGTATTATTAGTGGTTATGGAGTTAATAGATGTGAGTTAGAACCAAACACAAATTATCAAATGAACGGAAACATTGGAGTAATGGCAGGAATTAATAGTTTTAATATAGGAAAGTATGAAATAGAAACAAACTCAAATTATCAAATGAACGGAAATATTGGAATAGTTGCAGGAATTGACAGCTTTAGCATTACTCAGGTTTATTTGGAGGCTAAATAATGGGATTAGTAGCAACGATAACACAAGCCGGAATGAAAGCATCATTACAAGCACAACAAAATGGAATTAAAATCAGTATTGCAAATGTTGGAGTTGGAGATGAAGCATATACACCATCGGATAACTTAACACATTTATATAACGAACAAGAAAGAGTTCCAATATTGTCATCTGACATAAATACAGATGAAAATTCAATAAC